ATTTGTAAACCTTTACGGTTTGTAATTTGGGATATTTGAACAATGGCCAATTTAGTCTTCCTTGAATTCTATCCAGTATTTAGTACTAAATATTGAATAATATAGGAGATTAGTATGTCAAATCTTTGGGGTAGAGACGATAGAATCGAGGATGGCACAGCATTGCGTGATCTTGAGAAAAAAGTACACTTTTTAATGTGCCAGATGTCAGGATCATTAACAACCCGCGGGGGAAATAATGTAGATATTCCTGACGATATGTGCAATGATAGCAACGAAGTCGGAAACTCTTTACCGACTAATTTGTAAGATAGTATAGCTCTAAACGACGCCACCATTGGTCTGCCCAGTAGTCAAAGTCCTCGGGTTTTAGTATAAATTCCTGGTAAACAGGGCGGGCTAACGGACGACCCATGTCATCCACAGGTGGTTTAACACACATTAAAACTACACCTTTGCGTATGTTAGTTCCATGGACTTCGTTATGTGCTAGGGCATATGCTACAAGTTGCAGTTTGTAATCAGTAATCCAAGCTTCTTGTTTAGGTTTGTTAGTTTGTTTAAAGTCTAGGATACTTTCATCTTTTTTGTGTATGCCCACGCAATCTGTAGTTCCGGCATATAACTTAGGAAAGTATAAGGGGATTTCTACACCCCAAAACTCATCCACATTAATGAGCCCATCTTCGATAACAGTCTGGGCCATTGCGTGGCTTGCCCAACCAAATGGGTTTGTTCCTCGATCTTTTAGTTCATTATTCTTTACATAATGTTCTAAGTAGGTGTGCATTCTGGTGCCACGATTGGCTGATTCTGTGGTAATTTGTTGGGCTTTCACATGTCCTACACGCTTGCGCCATTGTTCCAGGGCAGCTCGTGATTCTTCTGGTTTTGTTTTGTCCAGGATGGTTGTTACGCTAGGAACTCTGCTTCCATCTGGTGTAGAATATAAGCGGCGGCCTTCTTCGCTTGTTCTGGAAAGTTCGTGATACGCAAATTTTGGATTATACATTAGACTAGTATAACACTATTATTAAATATTAGCGAGTTCATATCTTGCCGTTTCTCTGTTAAAAATTACTATGCCTTTTTTAACTAACTCAAATATAATCGATTCAGATTCAGCACGTAATTTATTATGTTCCGCTACTGTGGTTAAAAATAAATTTTCAAGTTTGTTATTTCTTTTATTGCCGTCTATGTGATGCACTACTTCGCCTTTTGTTAACCGGCGATTTAAATGCATCTCCATAACATATTGATGTTCTCTAATAGAGCCAAATCCAGGTCTGTGGGGATAATCAATCCCGTATCTTATTTCAGGATAACCTTCTTTTTTAAACAAAGTTCCCGCTTTTTCTTTTTTGTGGTTAGTTGCTCTCGCTTGATAACCTGCTTGTCCAGCTAATTTAGCTTTTCCGTATATTGAAATACAATCTCTACAATATGTGTTGGCGGCAATGTCATATACCCCGTTTCGTGCTTTTGTAAATTCAATACCACAGTTATCGCATTTCCAGTGTACTAGTGTTTTTGTTCTCTCGTAATTATTTAATTTTCCAAACTTACTTTTTCTTATATAAGTTTTAGTTTCTGTGGATTCTTTTATAAACATAGATATCTCCTATAAATTTATTTATCCCAATGATAATAATTTAAGAGATTTTTAAGTTCGTATGGATTATTAAACTCTAAACGATTCGCCACACCCGCAATAATCCTTGGCCTGAGGATTAATAAATTCAAAGCCTTCGTTAAGACCTTGTCGTACATAGTCTACATCAAGATCACCTAGAATAGGTAAACTTTTACCATCAATAATTACTTTTACATCATTACTATCAAATACGGTGTCATCATCGTTGGTATTGTCGACATATTCTAATACATAAGCAAGTCCAGAACAGCCCGTAGTTCTTACACCTATACGAATACCTATGCCAGATCCACGCTTAGTTAGATTAGACTTAATTTTTTTAGCGGCTTGTTCGGTTACTGTTATCATTTTTTTTCTGCTACCCAGTGGGCGCAATCATCAAAATATTTACAATCATTTGGATCTACTGGCTTTACGAAGTTTTTAACCGTTGTTTGATCTAAGGTGCCCGGTAACGGACATAGAGTTACATAATTAGTTCCCTCTAACGGGCACTGTATATTTTTTACATCAACATCAAGTTGTAACATAATCATGATTCACTCCTTGTGTTTACTTTGGTAGTCTGCTATCGCGGCTTTAATCGCATCTTCCGCAAGGATCGAACAATGAATCTTAACTGGCGGTAGTGCGAGTTCTTCTGCAATCTCACTATTCTTAATAGATCCAGCTTCGTCCAGCGTTTTACCCTTGACCCACTCTGTGACGAGCGAGCTACTCGCGATCGCCGACCCACAATTATGCGAGCCGACTCTGTTTGTAAAATATACATGAGCACCTTCATCTAATTTTAAATCGTATACCACAACCAAATTACCATCACGCTCACATCCACGCAACTGGTTAAGATGAGAGATCGGCGAGATATCAACAATTTTCATGCCATTATGTATAAAATTTTGTACTTCTGGCAATGAGTGTGCAATATCTTCTATTGCCAAAAATAATGAATCATATCCTGCTGTTGCAAGTTGTTCTTTACGAGTTTGTACATAATTAGATTCTTCAGATCTATCTTGCATAAATTTTGGCATTTTCTTTGTATAAACTTCTATACATTTTTTCTTACCAGGAACAATAAAATCTGGACTTGCTGGTCCTACGTCTGTCTGGATCCATATTTTGCCAGCACTCCATCTTGCCGCTACATTATTTTTTTCAAATAAATCAATATATTTTTTTTCAATGCTGGTGGGTTTAGACCAGTCTCGTTGCGACATTCCTTGTTGCCATTTTTTAATATAATCAGGATCTTGCCAGTTTTTAATCGAAGCGGTACTTGCTCGTTGCTTTTTAGTTTTTAAATCTTTACACACATACCCAGGTTGATTTTGAGGTAATAAAGAGTGATCAAATTCTTTATTCCACTTTTTCATTCTTATACTATTTTTTTGTTTAAGTTCTGTTCGGTGACGATTATTGGTAAGGATCCGTAATTCATTCTCGGTTATCTCGTACAATTCTTGGCCTGCCTGTAATTGCTGTGCTTCTATTGGTTTATTATCAGCGTTCCAGAATATATGTTCTTTGGTACAAATAATAGAAAAAGTACCTGGGGTAATATTGTTTCTACTTGTTTCTCTCTGAAAAGTAATTATCAACAAATCTTTTATATCAACCGAATGTTTAATTATATCACGAATTTTTTGATTGACAATAAGTTCACCATTCCATGCCAGCACCGTATCACCAATTTTTAAATCTTTTATTTTTTTAATACAGGTCGGAGTATTAACAGGAGCATTACTGGTCAAACAGCCGTATGTCTTAAATTTTGCATCTGTTATAATTCCGTCCTCTACTTTGATCTGTAAACGCATGACATCTCCAGTCATCCGCAAGCTGGGGCACCAACTACACCGGTCCCAACTTGCGCTGTCTCCTCTAATTTCCCAACATTCCTGGGGTTTTCATAATGATCAATCACTGCTGCCGAATAAGCCATTTGTATCTCCAATTATACTTCTTACTACATCAAGTGGTTGGTAAGTATCCCACTTCTTGCGATTTTCCTCGCCTTTAATAAATTGTATATTATTTCTGCTACCAAGCAAATGAGGCAATATTCCTAATTCCCATCCTTGTTGATGAGGAACAATATGATCTGTTTGCCAACTATGCTTGTACTTACCTACTGTTGGCACCCATTCCCCCGACTGTTTCATTTCTTTAAGAGTTCTATATGTTGCCCGGCGGACTAATCTACGATACATTTTTAATGGATTAGTAATAGGATTTTTAGGTCTTAAATTATTAAGTTTTCCATCCTTGTTAGGATTATCTGCTATCCACTTTGTTTTCTGTCTTTCGTTTGGAATGCCTTTATTCCAGCCCCATCCTTTTGCTAACCCTTCTAAATTCATTTTAGTCTGCTTAAATTCTTCAGACATTTTTTTACCTTTGTTCCAAGGGTCGTATTCTCCACGGTTCAACGGATTTTTACATTTCTGAGAACAATAATCTTTAAATCGAGGACGAGTCTCAAATTCGTCTCTGCAAAATAAACATTTTTTAATTAGTCCATACTTGTTTTTCATACAAGTATTTAGCGTCTTGGCGCACCCGCCTGTTATTTTTTTACCGGTTGTTGTGGTGCAGGTAGCTTAGGTGGGTGTGGTGCCTGTGGTGCAGGGGGCGCAGTCACAGGAGGTTTTTTCAAACTATTAACCAGCTCTTGCAGACCAGCGGCCATGCCGGCGGCAGCAATGGTCATCATGAGGATAAAACAAATTTGTCTCATTGGTTAGGAACCAATACTGTTCTTAAACAATTGCAGTTAGCATCTGTAATAGTTTCCTGATAATATCCTGTAACAGCCGGATAAGGTTGTTGCATATAAGTTGGCTGTTGTTGAATTACAATCGGTTGAGGTATATAGTAATATGGTGCTGGGGGATAATAATACGGGCGTGCCATGCTGTACCCAATTGCTCCTCCGATAATTGCAGGGGCTACCCAATAACCTCCACGATATCCGTGTGCTTGAACGGAAGTAGCAGCTAATAACAGTAAAACAATTAAAAGTTTTTTCATATTTGCCTCCATCTTTACTATACTACATTGTACAGAAAAGGTCAACCAGTCTGGTTATTGTCGACGTTTCATTGCCGCTTTGGCATTTGAGTCTACTACTGCGTGTGCTTGATCAACTGACATGCCTGTTGTGGCTTCTGTGTCACCTTTAAAGCTAACTACTCCGGATTGTGGATCTAATGGAGCTAAAATATTACTTAATGGGGGTTGGCCAATTAACTCGCCTAAGTTTTCCGTAGTAACATTGACTCCTAGACTCTTTGCTAAATCAATAAATGCCTGTTGACTAATTTGTTTTTTAGCGGATTCATCATCACTACGACCAGACAGAAACTGGCTAAGAGCCATTAATTTCTGTGAGTTAGGATCTGCAAATTCAAAAAGTCGCATTATCTGCGGCCACGACCCAACGAGGCTTTTGGTACGCCAAGGTTAGCATCCATTTCAGCATCAACATCGCCTTCTGGTGCCGGTAATTCGGCTGGCATTTCTTCGGCAGGAGGCGGTAATTCTCCGCCCATGTCTTCGCCTGGAACTTGTGGTGCTTGACCTGTGACCACACCAAGTGCGGCTTCCAATTGTTGCTTGGCGCCTTGTAAGTTTTGTAGGAGACCACTTAGTGCAGCACTTGCATCGCCGTTAAACTGAGTAGCTTGGTCAGCACCAACTTCGTTTCTAATTTGATCTACCAAGGCTGGCAAATCTTTAAACTGCATCGAGCTTACTTGCTCACTCATTTTTTGTACTTGGTCGACCATGTCTTGACTGGCCAGGACAACCTGAGCTTGTTGAATTTCGCTTGCTTCACGCAATCTGCGTTGGCGGCTTCTACGACTTTCATTTTGAGTAGCTACAGCAGCGCCGGTTACCAATAGTTGTTCTGCGGGACTAAGCGACTGCCCGGCTGCACTCTTAGTTAATGCTGCTTTGAGTGCCGGATCTTGAGTAGAATTAATTTTTTGTTGCATTTCTTGTTTTTGCTTTACTGGATCTACTGGTGTAGTAGAAGTTGTCTGGTTAGCTGTGGCGCCAGCAGGTTGACCGATGCCAACTGTTGCGTCTTCTTTAACTTTGGCTGCTAATACTTGCTCCATCATCATTAATTTAAGATATGATGGGTTTTGTTCGCTAGAATGGAATTCTGGAGTGCGGCGATGCTCTTTTACTAGACCACGAACACGGGTTAGTAGGCTGCGAGCTTGCTTAGGAGTAATAGTGTCGAGTTGGACACGACCACCAAAATAACTTTCAAAGACCTTAGCGGCCTGCTTTGTTGGGTGTATTGCGGCTAGTTCTAACAGTTTCATTATTAAATCCTTTGTATTGAATATATTTAGCCCAGTTTACATATTTGGCTATTTGATTCTCTAGTTGTTTTTTGTGTATAATTTTAGTTTCTAGTTTCATACCAATAGCATCACGAAATTCAAACTTTTGACTACGATCTGCTATAGTAGCTCTGGTGGATATATCCTGTGTTAAACTTTGTAATTTAGTATCTGTTGTTAGTAATTCTCTTGCTACATTGTATGCTTTATGTTTATCTGCTATACACCAGCTAAGTGCTGTTTTTGTAGTGTAAAATAATCCCACATCTGTAGCAGCACAAAATACACGATATCCAACTTTTTCTGGTACAATCTGATAGTGCCCAAAAACGCTATAAACACCATTATCGTTCTTCCAAATAGTGTTGGGCATAATATCGCGAAATTCCTGGCGGAATAGCCGTTCAAATTCTTGGTCTTGCTTCATTTAATAACGTAGTGAGATATAAGATATATTGTTGATGCGGCTAAAAAACCAATGATTCCAACGCCCCAAGTGATTAATCGGTCGGTATTTTTTTCAGTTAATTTAGTTACACATTCTTTAACTTCTTTAACCATGGCAGATACACTGTTAATTTTGGTGTCTAAATTAGTTAATTGTACAATGAGTCCATTGTATCTCTCGGCGCAAAGTTCCACATGCGCTTCAAGACTATGCTTTTCTATTTCTGTTGGCTCGACCATTATAATTTCCTTGTTTAACTATTTATGGAAAGAGGCATAAACCAAATATTCTGTTGATCCGTTGATGTAATTAAAATTGGAGGTAATTCAGACTTATTATCTAGATTATTAATCATAGGTATTCCATCTGCATCTGCCCTAAGTACTGCGACCGGATCGGCAGAACTACCAAATACATCGGGTGTTTCGACTTCAAACTCAAAACTCCATGTACCGTTATATCCGACTGGTTCCAGTAATTCAAATATCTGGGCCCGCATAGATATTAACTGCGTCAATGTTTCCCAATTTCTTTGTTGATTACGAGCACGATTCCAGGATTGGATATCAGTGATTGATTGTCCAGCACGATCTTTAAACGGCATTTTAGATTCTTTACAATGGCCGGTTATACCAGTGGCTGTGATATCAAAATAGGTCTGGCAGGCAAATCTCATTCGGGTTTTTTTGACAATTCGTATAATATCTCAGCCTGCTCACACAAGTGATCTAATGCTGGATTTGTTTCGCGGGCGGCAAATATTTCTTGCCAGCGTTTCTGTTGTTCAAGTTCTGCTAACTCTTTTATCAATTGAGGATCTTGATAGTGTAGTTGTCTTACTGTACTGCCAGGGCGGCGAGCGTAGACCGTACGGCCTCCGTCTGGGCTTTCGAATACGGTTAATTCGGTTATTTTACTTACATTCATAATAGGATATTTAACCCATTATAGCAAGTTATACAACTAAAGTCAACAAAAAACCCTGGGTTTTAATCCAGGGCTTGTTGATAATACTAATTTACTTGTCAGATTACTGAGTTGTAAATGTAGCGTATGCGTTTGATGTCGCCCAACCAATTGCACCGTTAGCAGCTTGAGCAGCTGTCAAGAATGTAGCGGCATTAGCAAAAGCGGCTGTTGGGAATGTAGCAATGTTCAATACAGTGTTTGCACCTGGATTAACTTGATACATAGCAACTGTACATGTTTGCTGAATTGCTTGCAATGTGTTTGAAATAAAGCCATTAACAGCAGTAGCAGGACCACCAATGTTACCTGTCAGTGCTGCATTAGCATTAACAGAGTAGAAGTCCAACTTAGGACCTTGGAAGTTTGTTACTGAAGCGTTAGCTAAGTTAGCTGACTGTGCAACTGAACCGTTCAATACGTCGGTTGCAAATACGGGTTGTGAACCACCAGAAACTACGGTAATATAAGCCATTTTAAATCTCCTTAATATATGGACACAGAGGTCCTGCTTTTATTTATACCTTTTAGGTAAAATCAGGAGTTAGCCGCTGGTTCTGGGTTGTTTATTTGACGATTTGCTGCCGTAAAGCCACCGGCTAAACGATTTACAGCCTTGGCCATACCAGCATCTGTGGCCATAACCCACCCTTCTTGCCCCGGATGTTGTAGATCTAATTGCCCTAGCAGATCCATTTTGACCATGTGTAATAATTCCCAAGCTTCAAATGCCGCAGCCATACCTACGATATTACTGCGTGGGCTCTGTAGATATTCTGTAATATTTTTAAATTTTGGTATAGATGTATTATCATGCAACCAGGTTGCAAATTGATCCATTAGTTGATCAAAATTAGTACCCACACGACTATTAATATAATCTATGCACAACTTAGGCAAATCGGTGATTTTTAAGGCGCGAAGGTCTGCAGGATTGAATAATTGATCAATTGCGGCACCTTGAGATCTATAAAGACCTTGCAGTTGCTTAACTAGCTGTGTTTCTGGTCGAACATTTTCTTTGGCATACACAGGTTCTAATAATAGTAATCCTGGTACCCGTTTAAACTCTACCTTACCCAGTGGTTCTTTTGGTGCACCAGGTTCCGCATATTTTGTATGCATGGCAATGCCAACATCGCTGGCGCCTATACGCTGACCTACTTCACTGTTAGCCGGAATTTTATATTCTATGGCATTGGGTGTAAACACATAGTTTCCAGATTCTAAAGGTGGAGTCGTCATGTATAATAAATCACCTTGAACAAATCCACGATAGTTAGGAGGAACTGCAGCATCTAACATACCCCATAACTTATCATATATAGGAGCAAGATCTTGCACACGAGTAGCTGGACGGCCTTGTACGGCGGCATCAGCATCTCTAGCGGCTAAATGTCGTGTAACTTGACGAGGGCTAGTAAATAATCCATTGTAACCTTTGGCAGTAAACCCAGCGACATCAGTTAGGATAAATGTTCCGTTGGGATCACGACCAAATACTAATGCTGGCTTGCCATCCCACTTAACCGTGGTGGTTTTACCTGTGTCGGCAGAGGTGTGACGAACAATATCCAGTGCTTTCTTTATACCAGCACTACCATTGCGGAACACATAATCTTCTAGGTGTTCGATACCTTTGGCACGGCCGCCTTGCACTTCGGCTTCGACAATGACCTGCATGCCTTGATTAACAATGCGATCACGGAGACGAGCTAAGAAGTTTACATCCGATACTTCTTTGTATAATGGCTCGGGTTGGCTTTCCATAAACGGTAGGCCTTCGCGTTCCATGTGCTGTTTAAAGTCTGCTAGTTTAGCTTCACGCTTAGGATCGGTGCTTAATGCTTGTAATATTGTTTCTACACTGGCTAAATCTTGACGAGTAGCTGTTTTGTTCAGTAATAGTTTAGCTACGGCATCTGGATCGTTTGATATTAGTTCGTTACTAGTACGATCAGCAATGCCGGCATTTTGATTTAATTTATAACCTAAACTTTTAGCAATACTGTTCATTAATACATTACGCTCACGGCCTTTGTGCTTGCTGTCGGTGGGCATAGCGCCAAGCACGAACTTTGACCATGGAACATCTTTCATAAACATAAAGTCTGTTTGTACATAGCCACGATCAGGGCGACCGTCTATAGGTGTTTTAAAATGCACAGCACTACCAGACTTACGAACATAGTCTTCAGGTTTAAATTTATTGGCTACGGCCCATGATTTGAGCCTATGTTCTAATTGTTCTTTACTAACTCGGTTGGCATCTACGGCAATATCTAAGTCACCACTGGTATCTTTGATACCAGTTGAGCCAAGAGTATTATTTTGTAAATCTAATCCAGGGAGCATTTCTTCGAGCCATGCCAGGGTGGGCTTAACATCAGTCTGGTTGATACGCTGTGTTAAGGCTTGCCCATCATTATTCTTGAATACGTTGCCGCCTTCTAGTAAGTTCATTGTATACCCATGGCCTTGATAATAGATGGCGGCATTGGTTTGCCAGTTTTACTATCGATGTAGCCGCGACCTTTATTAACATATACTTGTGCTTTAGGACCAGAGCCAAGTGTGATTGGTGGATATTGTGTTGCCGCGGCAGGTGCTGGTTGCACTGGACGAGGGGTAGATTTTATAGTAG